CGCTTAAGCTTCTTGCCGGTCATCGCCTGGTAGAAGTCGCCCATGCGACCCTGCTTGTTTGGTGCCGATTCAATCTCCTTGCGCCACCAGACGAGATCGTTCACTCGCCGTACATCTTCGTCAGCGACGACTGGCGGATGGATGGCAGCACCTTGAGCAGCCCAGATGCTGTCTCGGGCAATGGTTGAGGATGAGATTCCCACTTGTCACACAACTTCCTGAACTCACACGTCGCATGCACGAACGCGGTTGGGTTTGGATAGATAGCACCCTTCTCCTTGGCGTCCAACATTGCGCGGACCGTGATGTACAGCCGGTCAATGTCGTCCTGCGTTCGGGTGGTGGTGCGGCGCTCCACGTTTGGGCCCTTCGAGTGCTTGCTCACAATGTTGAACGTCACCTTTGGGTCGTGGTCGTAGTTCTGGCGAACAACAGAGACGTAGGCTGTCGCCTGAATGTCTCCATGCTCGCGGCCCTCTTCCCACTTTCGTGTCGCGGTCTTGTGCTCAACAACATCGTTTGTTGTCGTCACCATGTCCAACACCGACTTCAGCTTAATCGGCAGCTTTCCCAGCCGGCTGTGGGTGATGTCGGCCATAAAGGCGCGCTCGACTGCCTTCGCAGACCAATCGTCGCCCTCAAAGATGGCAGCCTTCAACATTTCTTCACCAAGAGCGCTCTGGCTAATCGGGTCCTTATCGGACTCGTCTGTCCAGTTCACCTTTTCTGACTCGTCTGCGAACGCAGCGCGATACAGCTTGATTGGCATGGTAAGGTCGCCGGTCTTCTTGCCGCCATTGAGCGGTTCATACCAGTTGGCGAGACCTGCGTGCACCGCAGTGCCGAGCGCGAAAAACGAGCTCGTCTTTTCGGTCCAAAGGCCATTCTCGTAGCGGTACCACCACCGAAGAGGGCAGGCCTGGAACTCGCGGATCTCGCTGACGCTGACGTGCTCGCGCATTAGGCGCCGAGCTCGGCCTTGCGCGACGTGTAGAACTGGCCAAGCCAGCGCTTCTTATCGGCGTCAAGGTTTGATGCGGCAATCTGCTGCGCAACAGCCGTAAGATCAGCGCCGGTCACGGAGCCGTTGATTGCGTCGCGCCACTCAATCAGTGCTGCGTCATTGCCAAAGGCATCGTTTGCAGCCCGCAAGATAGCCTCATCATCAATCTTCTGCTTCTCGCGCTCCTGAGTTGGAGAAGGCTTTACTGCCCCGCCCTTTGAGCGGATCTCGTCGCCGGACGCAACCTTCTTTGAAGGGAGCCCAGCCATAACAAGTGCGCGACCAACGGCCGACGTCTCCGTGTTCTCAAGCTCTGAGCCACGGGTGTATGGCGTGCTGCCTGGGATTGCCATCGATGCGTGGCCGGTGCCGGCTGGCTTCTCTTCGGCAACTTCGCCGCGATAGGCCCATGCCTTAACAACAACATTCTTGTCGCTCAACGAAACAATCTCCGTTTCGATGCGAGCATTTGGATATGCGTCGTACCAAGCGCGGAGGCGCTCCGCTACATCAATGTAATCCTCTGCAAACTTCTTCTTCGGTGCCGTGTCGTATGCCATTCCTAACCTCACTTCTCCGAGCTAAAGAGCTCGGCTTCACTAAGACCAAGATACTCCGACAATCGTCGTCGCATCTCCGCCGTCATCGGCGCGTGTCCGTATTGGACCTGGTTCAGATACCCATAGGATACACCAAGATGCATGGCGACCCATCGTCGCTTCACCCCGGACTCCTTAATCAACTGCCATACTTTGGCATTCTTCTCTCGCTGCTCGATGCGCAGCTCCTTGTGCTGGTCTCCGCTTTGCTTACTCATTGCTCTCCAAGTCTCCGTCAAATGAATAGGTCGTTCCGTGATCGATCCAGTAATCAACGGCCAACTGAATGCCGTCCGCTACCTGCCACCAGCGCTCTGGGTCCATTGCGGCGCAGCTGCCATTTCGCAGGTCTGCCAGTACGGACTGATAGACCCACGGTGCCATTGCATTTCGGTCTTGAATGCCCTGAACTTCGGCTGCCATCTGCGGGATAGCTGCGGCGACGGCATTGACGCCGATGCGCATATCTTCGATGTTCCAGTCTACTTGCTCAGTCATACTTCCTCCTGCTCAACTACCCTAGTAGTATCCGAAATTCCATCCGCACTGTCAAGTACGGTTTTCGCGCCCCGGAGAATTCGCTCCATGCAGGCCCTATGGATAGCCGCACCGGCACTAAAAGATTGTAGCTCACCAAGCGGCATAAGGTTTCCACGCTTGATCCGTACTTCTCGCCGATTTGGGCAGAGATCGTACGAGCACCCGAGATCACCCGGGTACTGCATATTTGGATTTTTCATCGAGATACTCCCTCAGCTTTGGCCGCCACGTTCTGGTCGACTCGGTCTTTACCCTATGGTGATACCCACAAAGCAAGACAAGGTTTTCCATAGTACTTGGACCGCGCTTGCCGAGGCCGGCGTTGTCCACGTGGTCTAGCTCCCAAATAATGCCTTGACCGGAGCCGAACTGGCTCCCACAAGCTCCGCCCATGCCAATCTTCGCCCCCACACAGGTGTGGTCGCGCTTGATGACTGCGTAACGGATTTCCGGGGTTACCGGGTCTTTATGAGGCATACCAGAAGCGTATCACATTAGATTTCATTGTGCAAGCGCATGTTTTCTACAATCCGCAGTCCAATCCATTCGGCCACCTGGCTAACGACTCCGTTGCCGCATGCGTCTGCCCGGGTAGATTCGTTGGCTCGGTCAAGGAGGGGGTGTTCAATGCAAGCCCCGCTGGTAAGCAGGTGGGAACCGAAGACGCCCGAGGATGAGAAGGCGGTAAGGGTGCTGAACTTGCCGTCCTCTGTCCAGCGCTCAAAGAATCCAGACTTCTGATTGCGCTCGTTTTTGCGGAACATGCGGATCTGGCCCGAGCTGGAGTTTGGCGTCTCTACCGGCCGGTGGTCTTGACGTGTAGACGTCGGAATCCTCGGACCATTGTGTGCCCGTCCGGCCAGCCCATCAGGCGCTCCATTTCGAGCGTAGTCAATCTTCGCAAAATCAAACGCCGCTGGTCGATAGTTTCCAGGATCATTTGGTACAGGTCCGGCGTAAAACCGATTTTCGTGCCACTGGCTGACGTTGTGACCGAACGCCCAAGGTAGTTCGTTGCTTCCCCGTGTGTCAAGAAGAACCTCGCCGGCACGACTGGTTCCACGATGTCCAAGAAGGAAGACTCGACGGCGCGGCTGGGGCACTGGGCGCCTTCCCCCATGCAATTGACAGCTTCCGAAGCTCGATGCATCCACAGTTCGCCACGCCACGCCATACCCGAGCCCATCCATTTCCTGGAGGAGTCGCCCCATGTCTCTTCCGCCGTTTGAGGTGAGGAGTCCGGGGACGTTTTCGAGGAGGACCCACTCCGGGGAGAACGCTTCGACGAGGTTAAGGAACGCGAAGGCAAGGACTGATCGCTCACCGCCAAACCCCTTTCGTTTTCCCGCACTGCTTAAATCCTGGCAGGGAAATCCTGCCGACCAAAGCCTAGCAGACTGCCACGGCTCTCCGGTTTGCTCTGTGCTAATAGTTGTGATGTCGCCAAAGTTGGGGATACCCGGCCATTGCTGCGCAATAATGGCAGATTGATAAGGGGCATTTTCACAAAAGGCAACGGTGTGCCATCCAGCTGCTTCTAGGCCAAGGTCAATGCCGCCAACTCCACTAAAAGTGGAGAAGTGACTAAGACTTTTTGCCGCGCTTGGCTTTAGACTTTTTTTGCTTTTCATCACTGCTAATTATAGCAGCAGATGGAAGTTTTTCGCCAGAATCGCGTAGCACTCTGCAGGGAATGCAAAAGCATGGCTGCTGGTGATAAAACTTGTCGGCCATTACCGCTTCTCGCGGGCTTCAACCTGTCGCATAATCTTGTTTGCCCAGCTCTGGCCAGGGTTTCCGCCCCAGAGGGCCCAGGCAATTCGACCTGCTGAAGGATAGCCCTTCTCGCCAGGGTTGAACCCCTCACCCTGCTTATCAACTTCATGTCGAGCAAGGAACGCCCGCATCTTGCGGACGCGAGGAATTGTCATCTTTCCGCCAATCAGCATACGAGCGGTTGTCTGCCCGGGCCCAATCCCGCCGCGACCAAACTCTTCTCGCCACTTAAGGCCACGCTTGGCCTCCGCGACTACCGCCGAAGGAACGCTGAGGTTAATGCCGGAGTAGTCCGCAGCTGCGTAGTTGGCGGCAATCTCGTCCGGTCCGTGAACGTTTGTTGCGCCGGCAGCTCGGTATGCCTCGCGGACATCGCCGTCGTTCTCAATCGCCTCAACAACGTTGCCGTCTTCCTTCATAATCTTGGAAATCTTGTAGCGCTTGAACTGCAACCCTGCCCCAGCTG